TGTCGATAAGCATATCGGCCGCTTTGCAGATTGTTCCGGCCGTGTCGATCATGTCATCGACCACGATGATGTTTTTGAGCTCTTCCAACGCCTGAATTGCCCGATTCCAGTCCTCATTAGAGACCTGCGTGATATAAAAAAAGCTTTCAACCTCCGCCGTGCTGTCGTAGCGGTCGTTTTTGCAGTCGCACTCGATAGGCCAGCTCTTGATCATATAGCCTTTTCCGGTCGTTACGCAGAGCACGATGCTCACATGACCCGGCACTTGCAACGCCTGACGCGCGATCTCGCAGGTGACAACGTTGCCGGAGACGGCACACGCCGCACGCTTGCCTGCACCGTCGTTGATGGTGTCGTACCAGCCCTGATTCTGGGGGCCGAAGCCACGGTACATGATGCTGTAGCTGGCCCCTGCAGGCGCAGTATACGCCTTTCCGTTTTCGTACAGCGTCGCCTGAAAAAACCGGCTCTGGCTGTCGTTCTCCACCGCGCTGATGTGCTGCGGCAGGCCGGGATTGTCAAAGTCAATCCTGATTTTCTGCATTTGCTTCCTCGCTTTCCTCCGGCAGCGGGCTAAAAATCAAATTTTGCCCGTCCCAGATGTAGTCATTGCCGCCGTTGCTGTTGGCCGGAAAATCCTCAAAAAGCAGCTGATCCGGCGGCAGCTCTTTAGGAATGACGCTTTTCAGCGTCCAGCCACCGTTTTTGATACGCCCATCCGGGCACACGGTGCACTGGTATAAATAACCGTCGTTTTTCACAATAACCCTCCTTACAAAAAGCCAATAATTTCCTGCGGCACACACACGGCGTTGTTGGTTTCCCACCCATCAAAGCCGGGGCTTTGCAGGCTAAACGTTCCGGTATAAACCGTAGGCACTATGCTTGGGTTAGAGGTAATTGTATATTTTGACGTGCGTTCTTTTCCGGGGCCAAACTTAATGCCATTTTGATAAGCCGTCACATTTCGAAAGTGTGGTGTATTCCACGCATACATAAGTGTGTAAGTCATTCCGTTGACAGGTATGATGCTGGACACTCTGCCGCCGCTTCCGCCGCCTGCAAACCATGTAGCGCCTTTTGTGCTTTCGTAAGTAATCAGGATAGCGGAGTAACCGGTAAGGTCCACCTCGTAGGTTTGTTCTTCAAAGCTTTTAAGGGGTTCGCCAGTTTCTTTGTTGTACAAGATGCGGATAGACTTATGGTTTTTGATGCCGTTAAATTCAAGCCCATCTTCGTTGATCGTATAGTTATAGCTTCCGGGCCCGAACTGAATGCCGCCATCGTCCGTTTCGCCAATGTAGTCAGTGGCCACACGACTTGCGTCAACGGCGCGGTCGTTTGTGGTACTCATGCGGTTGCGGTCTTTTACCGTGGTTCTGGCAAGCTTTTCACTCGCCTTGCCTACATAAATTGAAGCGTACCGGTCGTGCACCACGTCATAATCGGTCTTTGTCACTCTTGCCAGCACATTCACGCCAAGGCGCAGGTAACGCACCTCTACCGTATCGCCGCGCAGGATGATCTTGTTCTTCTGGTCTTTGTACTCTACGGTTTTTTCCAGTTGCACATAGCTTACGGTCAGGCTGGGTTCTATTTTCCCGATCTGGTTTTTGGACAAAAATTCAGTGGTTGCCTTCCGCATACTGGCATCCGAGGGTGCTTTTTGGAAGTAGCTGGTCAGATCCAGCGGGTAGATCTTCTGGTATCCCTCGATATCAGAAGCCTTTATGGGGTCCAATGCGTAAAACTTGCCCTTTTGTGCATTTGCCCAGTACGGATAGACGTGTGTGTATACGTTGTCGATGTTCTTTTCCTGTGTAACGTCTATCAGGTTCAGACCGTATGCAATGACTGCGCCCCGGTTTACCTCTTCTTTAAGCCGCAGCGTGCACTTTAAGCCGTCAAACACCCAGTAACCAAGGTAGGTGTCTGCAATGCTGCTGCCGCCGTTGGAGAGCATCGCAGCGCGCACAGTCATGGGCTTTGTAACAGAAAACGCGGTCTCGTTGTCGTAATCTGCAGAGATCTCAAACTTGCAGTCTCCCACAATGTTTGCATTCAGCTTCTGTATGGTCTCCCTGAGCGATTTTGCGCTAAACGGCTTCACGATGCAGTTGCCGAGGTCATACGAGATATGGTGTGCGGACACCTGAAACCGTCCATTCATCGGGCGGCTGGTTCGATAAATGCGGAACAGCTGCCGGTTTTCGTAGCTGGAAGGCCGTGCGCTGATGATACGCCGCTCCAAAAGATCCTCCGCATGGATGCCGGTTACCGGGTACTGCAAGGTCAGGTCATACGTTCCGTTTTCCTCGCAGCTGACAGTGCATTCCAGCGCATCCGAAAGTGTTCCAAAGCCGTAGTTTTCCGCTAAAAGCACATTTTCATCGTGTAAAACAGGTTTCATAACGTCCACCACCTTGGCATGATCTTCACGGTCTGAATACCGCCGCTCCACTGGATAAGGTTTTCACCCGCTGCCAGCTCCGGCCAGATGCCGCCGGTCACCGGGTTTGCATTGGTGCCGTCCTCCAGCCATGCGTTCCACGTTTCTGCATCGCAGCACACGGTTTTATCGGCGGGCGGCTTCATGCCGAACACTTTTCCGTTTATCAGCAGCTCGCCCTCTTGTCCGTTTCCGGTCACCTCAAAATAGGGCAGTGCCACCTGATCCAGCGGGTTCAGCAGCACCTGACCGTTCGTCATCTCCTGCAGCTCCTGACCGGAGCGTAGGAAGTGCCGCGGATCACAGTCAAACTCCACCGTAAACCGGCCGTATTTGTCCAGAATATTGCTGGTATCGCCCATCTTTGCAATGCCGCGATAAAAATACTCCGGGTCGTATCCGTCCGATAAGGGATAGGAACCCGGTGTACCGCATAGCCACGCCTTGATGCTGCGCAGCTGCTCCGGGGTAGGGTTTCTGCCGTGGAAATACAGCTGATACGACACCGTGATGTTTTCGTATTGCCCCTGATCCCCGTGCAGCTTGCCGTTCCGGCCTGCAACCTCGTACTCCTCGTACTTGCGGTTCGGGGTCGGGATGCTTGGTTTGTGCTCGATATGGCAGCAGTACTCGGTGCTGCTGTGCCCGTTAAAATACAGGTACTTCTCCACTGGCTGCCGCCTCCTCGTTTATCATCTGTGTAAGTCGTGTAATGGTATATTGAGCAAAGCGTTCCTCGTCCATGCCCTCAGACGGGTACACGTTGACGTTGATACCGTCCATGCTCACTGTGCGGGAGTTGGTAGCCACCTGCGCAAAGCCGTTTGCACTGCCTACATCGTACTGCAGCTGCATTTTCAGCTTTCCGCCAAGGTCTGCGGCAGCCTCCTGCAGCAGGTAAGCGTTGTCGCGGATACCGTCCGCCATGCCTTGGATCATGTCCGGCATCCACTTTTCGTATTCCCGCAAGGGTCCTTCGTCCGGGCGCGAAAAATGCAAAAATCCCTTTATAATGTCGCCGATCCACGAAACCGCTTTCGCAATAATGCCGCCACCGTCCGTAATTCCCTTTGCAAGGCCGGTAACAAGATCCGCGCCCCAGCTTCCCGCTTCTGTGCTGATGGATGTGCCAAGCAGATTCCCGACAACACCAATAATTGCACCCGCAATTCCGCCCGCAACGTTTTGCGTGATTTGCGTGCCGGTCGCGAACCCCCTTACACCTCCAACAAGCAAGCCTACGACGTCAATGTTGTCCCAAAAGCTATCACTTGCGCGGTAGCCCTGCGCCAGATCGCTGAACCATTGCCCCAGAGGGCTTTTTGTCAGGTTGCTTGCAACCTTTTCCAGCCCGCCCAGCTTAGAATCCAGATCCAGCACAAACTTGGAGAAGCCGCCCAGAGCGCCCTCGGAATATTTGATGTTGGTGTTCAGGTCGGCAACTTTCTCGTTGATGTCCGTTACAATGCCGTTGGTGTATGTGGTGGTGCGTTCTACGGTCTGTTCCTGGCCTTCCACGATACGCTTATAGCAGTCTGTAACCACTTTTGTGGCAGATACAACGGTATCTTCCAGCTCGCCGGTTTCAGCGTTAAGCACTTTCTTGGTTTCGGTAGAGGTCTGGGCAGTTCGGCTGACGTAGCCAATAGCTTCGTCTATCTCTGCCTGCGCCGCCGTCAGGGTCTCCGCACGGGTATGGACGGACTTTTTAGCAACTTCATCTGCAAGGGAGCTTGTCACTTTTTCAGAGGTCACAACGCCGTCCGTCAGGGTCTGTACCCGCTTAAACTGCGTTTCAATTCCGTCCACCATTTCCGTCCAGCTGTCCGTGATGGTCTGGACGGTCTCGGTCGTGGTGCCCTTCAGCTTCTTGGTCGTGCCATCATAGACGTTGTAAGTATTGTCAGCCGTTTCGACCGTCCGGCTGATTGCACCCACAATGTTTTCCGTACCCTGCAACAGCTGCTTGGAGGTGTTTGTAATGGATTTCGCAAGCTTTTGGGTATCCCGAGCGCTTTTTGTGGTGGTATTTTTTCCGCCAGAGCCTCCGCTGTCGTCACCGGAATCATTGTAAGTAGGGATAATATAATTTGACGCAGCTTTCGCTTGTTGAACGCGCTTATCATGCAATTTTTGACGCCGTTTTCTTTCGGATTCCAGGTATTCTTCCGTCTGTTTGCTCTTTTTGTCCTGATCTTTTCGGTAGTCATCATAGCTACTGTATCCGGCATAGGCATTTTTGCCGAGACCTTTGTTTAGCCAATAGCTGAGATGATCAAAAAGATTAATGCCGGCAGATGTAGCGCTTTCAAACCCGGTTTTAAGCTCCGAAACAATGGGGATGTTGGATGCAATTGCATCCGCCAGACCAAGCCATCCACCTGTGTCATACGCTTCCGCTGCGGCAACAGTAAGATCATTCATCTGCCCGATTACGGTCTTTATCCCATCGGTCAGGTCACCCGTCATAAGACCGGCAAGCTGTGTTGCATTATCTTTTAGAGTGCTCCACTTACCATTCAGCGTTTCGCTTTGGGTATTCATGGAGTTAAAATAGCGACCGCCTTCGTCAGCCGCCGAAATAAGTGCATTAGACAGCAAGTCATAAGTGACGGTCATTTTTTGCACTTCTTCGGCGCTTTTTCCGGTGTAGTCCGCAAGAATTCCGTACACATCAATGCCGGCATACGCAAACTGCTTGATGTCCGCGCTGGTCGCCTTGCCCGCATTCTGGATCTGCTGCAAGTTTTGCGCCATGCGGCTCAACTCGTCATTGCCGCCGCCAGTAGCAGAAACTGCATCGCCCAATGCAAGAATGGTCCTGCGGGAACTTTCGGCATCTATGCCGGTAGAAATAAGTAATTCGTTTGCTTTTACCAGACCGGCAGTATCAAACGGTGTTTTAGCAGCGTCCTGTTTGATCTCATCCAAAAGAGCAACGGCTTCTGCTTCGCTGCCCAACATATTGGTCAATGCGGTCTGGTACTGTTCCAGCTGCGCATTGTATTGTACACCTGTCGACACAACCTGCTTTCCAGCTTCAATGATTTTCCCCGAAACTGTGCTGAACAAATTTGCCGCAATGCTTCCTTTTGTAACTGCCGTTTGCAGCCCGTCAAACATACCGCTTCCGGCATCTGTGTTTGTAAGGCTGTCCAAGCTTCCTTTTGCATCATCCGTTTTAGACGCAAACTCCCCAAGGCCGTTTTCGGCATCATGTAAGCGGCCTTTCAAATTGAGAAGTTCTGCGTTGGTGTTGTAAATTGACGTCCGAAGCTTTGACGCTTCTGTGCTGGATTCGCCATATTTAAGAACAGCTTTTTGCAGAACTAAATTTTGTGCAGAAATAGCTTCTGTCTTCGCGGCGATCTGCTTGCGCAAAACCGCCGCCACCGAGGATGCCCGCTGTTCTGCGGAGGTGTTCTCGTCCATAGATGCTGTCGTGGACTTCAGCTCAGCGGCATACTCTTTCTGCCGGGCAATGATGTTTTGCATCTGCTGCCGGTATTCTTTTTCGCCTTCAACGCTTATTTTGGGGCCAATGTCCGTTTTTGCCATGCGTTCTTCACCTCCTTACCGTATTTTTTCCAGATCGTCCATGGTGGCGTAGAGCTTCTGGTTTGCGCCGTTTTCTATCTGCATACACGCCATATAATCCAGCATACGGCCAACCGGGCACGAATTTACCTGATGTTCATTCATGCCCAGTTTTCTGCCGTAAAACAAGAACCACGTTCTGTTGAGCTGTATTACATGGCGCTTTCCGCGTTTTTTGCGCTGTTGTCCGGCTCAGTCTCCACCTCGCGGCCAGAGCCGCGTGCAATTGCGGTAACGCAGTCGTTCCACAGTGCGCGGCACTCTGCCCACGTCATGCTCTTTTCCAGCTCCGCAGCAGCGGGGAAGTCCGGCAGGCTCTGCGCCATATCCTGAAATTCCTTATCGTTGGATTCTGCCGCCATCTCCCGCACATAATCCCGGCCTGCATCCGCAAGCACGGGCGCAATGGTCAGTGCTGCCTTTGCAAGGTCGGAAACGCGGCCAGTTTTTGCGGCTTCTTTGGCAACGCCAAAAACATTGTCTACCGAGCCGTAAGTGCTTTCCAGCACGGAAAGCGCCTTGATGGTCATGCACATGGGGTACTCATCATCCTTGACGTGCGCAAATACGATGTACTTGTCCTCGATCATGCTGCACCTCCCAGTGCCTTCTTGATGAACGCGATTGCTGCCGCTTCGGTGTCAAACTCCTTCTTGGGGATGATCTTCCACCGGTTCATAGCGCTGTCATCGCGCATGATGCTGAAGTCCAGATCCTGGGTCTGCCAGTCGATCTGCTCGCCCTGCGTCTCGGCATCATCCTTGGGCACCTTAAAGCGGATCTTGCACAGGACGATTGCCTTCCACATACTCTTGCCGTCCTTCTGCACCTTCTTGATAGCGCCAAGCCCCAGATAGGGCGGCTCCATAGATGCGCCGTACTCGTAGGTCTCCACTGCGGTGCCCTCGTCCGGCGTTACGGAGTTGCCGGCTTTCAGGCCCATGATAAAAGCCTCTTCCTCTGCGGTCAGGCCATCCACCGTGCAGGTGCCGCTGCCGTCCGTAAACGCAGAGCCGGTCTCGGTTTCCGCCAGCCGGTCATCGGCATAAAACTTGTTGTCATCACTGGTGGAAATATCGGTGCTCATGCTCACCGAGCGCCCCAGCTTGCGCACACCGCTGTAGGACACAACGCCGCCATCGGAAGCGTAAGTAGCAATATGCACATTGGAAAAACCAGTTGTTACCATGTGTTTTCTCCTTTCATACAAAAAAGCAGGGTGTCCACAGTGGACACCCTGCGCGGGTTATTTATCGATCGTTTCTTTTATCTTTTTTTCAACAGCCTGCCCCATGGCGGCTTCCGTTTCTTTTCGTCCTTTTCGGACGGAAGGAGCAACAAACGGAGTTGCCACCCACACGCTTGTGCCGCCTTCTACGCAGCGGGCAATCAGCGCATTCGGCTGTCCTTTCGGATGTCCTTTGGTCTGGATGCTGTTGTATCCGTTGAAGCCAAGCTTTGTATTCCACGCATAATTTTCATGGCTGAATTTCGCTATGCCGAACCCATTTTTCAGGTCATCAGCCTGCTGCTGGCTCAATCCGTTTATAGGCGGCCCATTGGGATGGGCATAATACTGCTCTTGCCCGGATGGCAGGCTATGAATCGGAATTGTGTCAACGGCGGCTTTGATTTTGTCACCCATGATTTTTGCGCCGGCATAAACACCCGCTTTGCATACGTCATCGGTGTTCTGGTTCAGGTTCTGAAGCTTCTTCAGGTATGCATCCAGCCCTTTTGCTTCAATTCTAGCCACAGCCGAACACCTCCCACCTCCAGCGGTAATGCCAGATTTTTGTATCAGCTTCATACATAGGTTGAAGCCTTTCCCACGCAATGTGCTCGGATGCGTCAAACGCTTTTTCCAGCGCATCGCACCACGGGTCGAACTCTATCGAGGTAAACAAGTCTGTCGTGCCGATCATGGCGCGCTCGATGTGCTTGCCGTCCGCAATAAGGTCGTCCGGTGCTTCTTCCTGCCAGACAAAGTATCGCTTGGACTTCATCCGGCCGCCGTGGCTTACACGGTCTGTAACAGCAGTGTGGGCAGCAATGATGCACTCATACCATGTCATCTTCGCTGCCCTCCCGCAAACTGTTGTCATAGTCATGCTCCACGGCACGCAGCGCCAGATCCAGCGCAGGCGGCCAGCTGCGGACAGCCTGCACCGTGTCGATGCGGTAGCGTCTGCCGTCCTCGGTCTGGGCTTCGTCCTGACTGGAAATGGTAATGCCCTGCGGCGCAGGCACACGGACTACCCGGACAATCTCCGTCTGATTCTGGCGGCTTAGATACAGCCGGTTGATGCCAAGACGCTGCTCCTCGTACCGCAGGGTGCACTTTGCCGTGCACTCCACAACAGGGGAGTGCCCGACCGGCGCAGCATCGCGGGTGGAGAATATCCGCACGACCCCGCTGTTGAAGGTCTGGCTTATCTCCGTGTCAGGGCGGGTCGGGCTTTTGCGTGTTCTCTGCAAAGTCAGTCACCATCCTTTCGTTTCTCGCCGCCAGCAGCAGGTGCAGATAATTATGCTCGAAAATATCCGCTGCGCCGTCGCGGGTGTAGCGCACATAGTCCATCAGCAGCGCACGGGCAAGCCCGGGCTGCGTGTAGTCCTGCGCTGTGCCGATCTTGCTATCCAGATAGAGCATACCGGCCACTGTGATGTCCCAGATTTTCTTATCCAGTGCATCATCCGACCATGTGATATCAAGATAGTTTTTGACATCCGGCAGCAGCGTTCCCCGCTGCTCGTTCCACTTGCTGGTCATGATCAGGACTTGGTAACCGTGACGGTGTAGGTCTTGACGGTCTCACCGTCCGCAGCGGTCACGGTAATGGTCACGGTGTTGCTGCCCTCGATCCAAGTCGCAGGCTTGCCGTTTTCAATCTCCTTGCCGCCCACTTCCACCTTGACCTTTGCGCCAGCGTTGGCGGGGGTCGCAGTAATGGTGTTGGAGGCTGCCGAGGTAGTCGCCGTATAGGTCACATTGCTGGAGGTAAAGCCCGGGGTCAGGTTCAGGCTGCCCAGCTTCAGGGCGCTCAGAGTTGCATCAGTGGATGCGGCAGGAGCGGGAACGGTAGTAACACGGTAGGTCATGGGCTGCAGGCCGGAAATGTCCAGATTCAGGAAGGCATTGTTGTCCACCGGGAAGCCGTTGGCGTACAGTTTGATCAGATAAACGCGCTCGTCCTCGGCGAAATGGTAATCATCGCTGTACTCGATGCGGCCGTTCTTGTTCATGCCGACCGGTGCAAAGTACAGACGACCAATGCCAAACACAGCCTGACCACGCGGCAGCGCAGCGGTCTTGATGACGGACAGGGGAACAGGGAAGATGTCATTGCGGTAGGTGCCATCCGGGGCACGCACGGTGGTTGCAGGCATCACACGCAAGTAGTAATCCTGCGGGTTGACCAGCAGGATCAGGTCATCCGGGTCACGATCCTTGCCGTTTTCGGTCTTGCCAAGCATAGAGATCAGATTGCCCATCGTGGCAGGCTCGAAATCATTGACATTAACCTTTGCCTTTTCCGGGTAGGTCTTGCCGCCGATCACCGCAACGTCATCGCTCACATCACGCACCATGCCAATGGGCTGATCGTTGCCGTCGCCCATGACAATGCCCTCTTCCAGACCGTTCGCCAGAGCTTCAGCCAGAATAGCGCGGATGTAGCGGTCCAGCCACTCAGGGCCCAGATCCAGCTGCGCCTTGCAGACAGGGATGAACGCAGACAGTTTGTACAGACCTGCGTCCACTTCCTTGAATCCGGAGGTCAGCTCCTCCACGATCTTGGCGCACAGCTTGCCCCACTTAGCCTTATGGATGCCATCGGTGTTCAGCATCATGCGGATCGCGCCGCCGGTGGGGGTGAACTGGATCTTGCTCAGCAGCGGGTGCTTGGATGCCAAATCGTCCATCACGCGGCTGATAACCGTCTGCGGGAACACAACGGTCACGTTCTCCAGTGCCTGCTTGGGGTTGTCGGCACGCATGGCCTTCTCCACAGCCTGATAGTACTCGCGCTCGTCGTTGGTCAGCTGGCGCACGCCACGGGCATACAGAACGGAGTTGTCCAGCTCCTGTTTCATGCCGTTCAGCTGCTGCTGGTACTCCTCACGGTTGATGTCGCCCACGGTCTGGAACATCTGCAGGAAGGTGTCAGTCACAGCATTTTCGTCGTTGCTCTTATAAGCATCGTGCAGCTTCTGACGCAGATCGTTCAGCTTCTGATTGTTCTTGTACAGTTCAGAAAGATTCATGTTAATTTCTCCTTTTTGGTATTTAAAAAGCAGCGCCCCCACAAGGAAGCGCTGCTTTACGGCTTATTTTCAGATATTGCAAAGCATCTGCATCAGGCTGAGCTTTGCAGGCGGTTCTTTGGGCTGCGGTTCAGGAGGCGGCTCTACATCCTTATGCGGTACCATGAGCTGCTGCACAATCAAGCCGCGCACGCTCTGGGACACGCCGGAGGCATCGCCCGTTTTGCGGATACTGGTCGCAATGCCTTTTTCCAGCATAGCGGTAGGGGCGTACCACGCCTTACTGTTCACAAGGTCGCGGGCTGCCTGCTCTTCCATGCCGGCATTCGTGAACGCGCCCAACCCGATCTCGGTCAGCTGATCCAGCGCGTCCGCCGCATTGCGCAGGTCTTCGGCATAACCGCCGGTAAACTGGCTTGCCGGGTGGAAGTAGAAGGCACTCACATTGCTGGCGATACGCTCCTGACCAGCCAAAAACGGGTAAATGGCAGCGCTGGCAACAAAGCCATCCGCATAGGACGTGATCCGTGCGCGGCTGTCCTTCAGCGCGTTGTAAATTGCCCATCCTTCGGAAACGTTGCCGCCGAAGCTGTCGATGTGCAGATTGATCTCGGCAGCATCAGGATTTTTCTTCAGCTGCTGGACAAGGCTGTGCCCGCTGGTTTCCTGACTGGCTTCATCGGCGTATCTTACAATATCGCCAAAGATATAGATATCCGTCTGCTCGCCAAACTGCTGGATATCAAAATAGGGTTTCGGCATATTATTCCTCCTTCGGGTTGCTTTCCGTGGCGGCGTCCCTTGCAACGGTCTCCACGGTAGCAATATTTTTGGTCATCCAGTGGATGTTAGCCCATTCATCAGGCAGCGGCGCGCCGCCGGTGGCCTCGCGCAGCTCGTTAATGCTGTACGCGGCGCTCTCGACGATCTTTTCAATGTTTGCCGCGTTAGAGAACATATCAAAGTGCTGGATCGTGGAGGTGTCCGCATATACGCGGTCTCCGCGCAGCCAGTCCGCTCTTGGAATGAGCTTTCGGCTGAACTCCTTGCTAATCTGCGCCGCCAACGGGTCAATGCCGGTTGTCAGCCAGTGGGTAATAATGTCGTTGATGCCCGCGACATCGCCCTGCACAAGGACAGGTGGGATGCCCAGCCCGCGCGCAGTAAAAGAAAAGATGTCATCAAGCAGCGCTTTGATGTCCCGCGTGTCTTTTGCTCCGGTGCCGTTGTTTATCAGCTGGAAATCGTAGCCATCAAATTCCGGTAAAATGCCGGTGCCAGATTCCAAAAAAGGTTTATAGCTGCTTTCCAGCATGGCAGAAAAAATTTTTTCAAAATCGTTTTGCCCGCTGGCCGTCTGCGCAACGTGCACTTTCATGTGCTGGCCGTTGTTCCAGACGTTGCTCTTGATGCTGGACTGCACAAGCTTTTTGTAGCTTTCATACAGCGCATCCACAACCTTTTTTGCGTCGTCACTGTTCAGGGTAAGGTGCAGCACCTCGCGTTCTTTCAGGTCGCGGGTGTACGACTGCTGCCCGACCTGTATCTGGCGGTATACATTTTCCTGTGTGGGGATGTACTCCGGCTTTGTCCAGCTGTCTGCAACCACCAGCTCGACGTTGCCCCCGCGCGGAATCGGGACAACAAGCGCTTCGTTTTTGGCATAGAGCTTGTAGATCACTTTTTTCCAGAACGCCGTGCTGTTTTCGTTGACGTTCGGCTCTACGTTCAGCAGATAGTAATAATCTGATTTGACCGGTTTCCCGCGCTCAAACGTCTTGAATTCACAGTTTGCGATTGCGTTTGCAATCAGGTTCACGCAGCAGTTGAAGGCAAGGTCACGCAGCTGGTACTCCTGCCAGTAGCCAAGGATTTCACAGTTCAGGTCATCGCCATTCAGCAAAAAATCGCGCGAGGTGATTTTTTGCTCGGGCGGCGAAAACCCGAAAAACTGTTTGATTTTCTCAGAAAAAGACATTGTTTTTCTCCTTCCGGCAAGTTACCGGCAAGTCACCAGCAAAATGCACCGATCTTTGGCAGCTGCACCTGACCGGTGCCCAGATCGCTTTCCACAGTCATGGCTGCCGCCAGCGCCATGAACGGGTCTGTTTTTCGGCTTTTGCCCTCAATTTTGGCATAAATGAAGTTTCCGGTATCCACGCCCTGACTTCGACTGCTGCGCACACGCTTTGTGTTGTTGACCGCCCAGCGCAGATGCGGCACATCGCCCCAAGTAAACAGGTTGCGGTTAAAGCAATCCTGTATCACTGGGTCAACCTGCATAATGTCGCTGGGGCGTACCAGCTTCACCCGGTTTTTATCCTTCGCGTCAAAACCGATACTTTGCAGCGCTTCTGCCATCATGGTGTAACGGAAATGGTCAAGCGCCACTTTTTTTACGGTGTATTTCCGTCCGGCTTCCCGGATGAAATCAGTTAAAAGATACGGCGAGATGCTCACATCGTCTACATAGGTGCAGTCTCCGTTTTCGCACCACGTTCGCCATGGAGCTTTTACCCGGGGCAGGGTCTTGCTGTTGGAGCAAATCCATGCGTGATTGATATCATAGCGCTGGTCTCCTTTGCGGAAATGCAGGTCTACCGCCGCCCAGTCGTCCAATTCCGCGTAGTCGATGCCAACAGTGCAGCTCCAGCCAGCCATATCTGGCAGGGGGCGATTTGCGGCTAAAGTGTTTTCGTATTCGGTCACTTTATTTTCTCTAATGCGGTACCGGATTCCCATGCGCTTCGTCATAAAGTCGCCGTTTTGCTCCGGGCGTTCCAGCCAATCGCGGTACTCGTCCCGGATTTCCTGCATCAGATGCGGCAGATAGGGCAGGGAAGGGTTTGCCATGCACCAATTGTTTTCATCATGCACCTCATCCTTGGTGTTCAGACAGCAGATAAACGGCAAAAATCCCTCATCCGGTTCACCCTCAAATAAAATGCGCCGACCTCTGGCAAGGTAATCGTCCAAAGGACCGTCCGATACATCGCCGTTGGATGTAAAAAAGCCAACGCGAGGTTCTGCAACCTTGCCTTGGCCGGTGATAAACACTTTGATATTGTCGTAATTTTGGTACTGATGCACCTCGTTGAAAATGACCGCGCCGGAACGCATACCATCGCGCCCCTTGGGGTTATTGGTGCGGCCTTTTACTTCGCCCAGATTCTTGCGCCCCTGCAGCACCTCTTTTGTGTGATAGTAAAACCGTGAAAGCTTGGCTTCCCATTTTGGATTTTCCAGCGCTTCTACGATATCCTTTACGGGGGTGACGGCCTGCTCCTCATTGTTGGCGCAGATATCCACGTTGTAGTGCGGCACCGGGTTGTATGGGCTGATGAGCGCCGCAGAGGAAATAGCAATCACGCCATCCTTGCCAGCGCCGCGCCCGACCATAGCAAGCAACGTCTTGAACCGGGGGCTTCCGTCTCTGCGATAGGTGCACAGCCAAAGTCCCAGCGCAAAAGTCTGCCACGGAAAAAGGCGGTCATAAGGAAAATACCGGGCGATGCGGAAGTATTTCCGCATACGCTCGGTATCCACATAAATATCTTCAGTTGCAAAAACGCGCCGGATCAGTGCAACAAGGGCGTGCTGCTCCTTGCAAGCACGCGGAGCATTGTTCTCCACCTGCTCAATGTACTCCAAGATCTCCGGGGGAATATTACAGCTCATCGTCCTCGCTGGGCTTTGCTGCCATAAACTTAAACGTCTGCACGACCCGCAGCAGCGTTGATACGGTGGAGTTGGCTGCGCTGGCAGTCTGGTTGTAGACCTGAATGGAAGGGTTTGCCACTTCAATTTCTGCGCCGCGCGGGGTGGTCTTTACCACGGTAAGGCCACGCTCGTTCATGTCGTTCTGCGCCTGATCCAGAAGATCCAGCTGCGTAACATACCGGTCCAGCGTGGAGCGATACAAAAAGTTTGTGTCGCAGTTGGCTGCTTTTGCGGCCTGCTCGATCTCTGCCAGCTCCGTCCGGTATTTTTCGCTGGCGGTGTCCGGTGTTTTCCTTTTTCCCATCACGATCTCCGTTTCATCCATATTTGTGCAATCTGTATACCATCCTCGCGCGTGTGCGTGCGCGCAAGGCCAGCGGCAAAGTCAGGGGACACCACGAATAAGGGCTTGACTTGCTCAGCCCGTTTTTTCGGAAGGGGGGTGTACCTATCAATCCCAGCGCTCCCGGGTCAGCGGTGCACGGCTGCTGCATTTCCGCAGCCGCTCCGGGTGGCACACAGTTTCGTGGCAGTCCTTGCATACGCTGATAAGGTTGCGCTGCCGGTTGCCGTCTGCATCCGTGTACCAGATATCCAGCGCAAGCTTTGGCGCACGACGCACATGGTTTACATGGTGCACCAGATCTGCCCGCCGGTAACGCCCACGCTCTTTGCACAGCTGGCATTCGTGCTTGTCCATGTCCAGCACCTTGTGCGATAACCGCACCCACTGCGAGGAGCAGTAGAACAAATGCACATCACCGGATGCTATCAAAGAGCAAAGCCATTTGTAAAACTTATCGGTCATGTGTCCATGATCACACCCACAATTTTTTTTGAATCAAGCAATTATTCATTAAAATGCCCATTTCTTTATAAATTTTTTAATATCATCGTCCGAACTTCCGTCAACGATTTCATCAACAAGCTCAGAGAATTTGCTAAAACCGTATTCTTTGTGAATAGCAATAATTTGCTTTGCACTGGTGGTAAGAGTTAAAACCTTCTTTTCAGATTTGACCAAATGTTCTGTGTTTTCGATTACGTTTTGATTAAACTCTTTTTTGCGTCCTTCGAGGCTTTTCGCATTTTGTTTTCTTTCCTTTATGTCTGTAAGGTCTTTGTTTAGGACTTCTGAAATCCATTGCTTCCTCAAGTCTTCTGCGTATAAAATCTGCTTTGAAGTCCCTTCCAAACTCGGAAGCCTTAACCCGCCGCCCGCTCTCGCGGAACTGCCCGAACCTCGTTTACTCACGGCAATGTCTCCTTTCGTATTGGAATGGTTTTATTTTGGTAACGTTCCAGTCAAATTCATCAGGGCATTTACCATACCACAAGATACTGCTCGGTTGCAGCACTTCCAGCGCCTTACGGCAGTGCTTGGTAAAGCATTCTGCTTCGTATGGGTCAGACTGTGTGCCGTGGCTCGAAATGCTCACGATGGCGTTTCTGGGCTCGCCGTCAAAGCACCAGTCATAGCTTTGTTCGCCGCACCAGCAGAGCGTTGGAATAACGTGAATGCCGTGCGCCTGCCAGTATGCAGCAAGCCAGTGCTTTTTGTAATGCATAAAAAGCTGCACCGCAAGCGGCATATCACTGTACAAAGAAAAATCCGGCGAGCACACTGCGCCGAACTGTTGCAAAATCGGGATATATTTATCCGGGTAGTTCCAGAACCGTTCAAACTGGTAATCGTCCTTGTAAAAGTGCACGCCCTTGCTTTTTTTGTCAGTTGCTGTCATAGCATAGTTGACAGGTATCCATTCCAATCTGTCTATGCGGACATCCGTTTCGGGTTTGATTTCAGGGATTCCATACTTACCCACGCCCGGAAAAATCATCTTTTCGGTGTTCTCCATTGGCAGAACCATGACACGCGCTCCAAACTTCAAAAGCCAGATTTAAAAATTAAAGCTATTTCAAGCTAAACGTTAATATAAGCAGCACTGCCAGAATACATTCAGTTTCTCGGACAACGTAAACGGGTGGAGTGCTGCTGCATCCGGTACTTTCGCCGCCAGATGCCCGGCTATATTGCAGAATGTCTAAAACTGCAATCTGGCATTCCCGGCAGGGCTCAAACCTGCAACCTGTGGTTTTGGAGACCGCTGCTCCATCACTTGAGCTACGGGAATATATTATGCCGCGTGCAGGAATCGAACCTGCAACGACCCGGTTATGAGCCGGATGCTCTGCCGGTTGAGCTAACGCAGCGTAAAAGAATGCCCGCCTGCAATGCACGGTACACATTATGCATAACAGGCGGGTAAAAATATTTTCGGATAAATTGTATCAGCAGCTTTTGCTAATCTGCGCGGATAACAGGCCGCGCCCCTTGCATACAGCCGCGCCCTCCGATCTCTGCCCTCGGCTCACGTTTTGTGCGGCTCGCCTGAAAACCGATACTCCAGACGATGCACACAAAATTACTTTTGAATGCTATTTGAAAAATCTCCCGGAACACAGGTGCAAGCACGCAGCTTTTTGCAATAGGCCAAAACAGTTTGCTGAAAAATTCAAGCATGGTTTGCACTCCTTTCCAAGGTGTCCACAGTGGACACCCGCCGGGTTTGATTTTGTTTTGTGTGAGCCGCTGGATCTTGAAGCGGACGGCACGGTGATCCATTGAGCACAGGAAGATTCAAAAAGCCTGTGCTATGCTTCCCGCCGGGACTCGTCATGAGGATGCAGGTCATTCACGTTTCCGTCAATGTCTGCATTATAATTTTAGCACATCAAAATGGGACATTCCGGACATTTCGACCTTTTTGTGACATTCCGACCATTTTGTAACACGGCTTTTGCGTAGCTACGCAGAGAAGTGACACAATGTGAATTTTGTGTCAATCAGCAAAAACCGGTCATTTTGAGTACAAAGCACGCCATCGTATACCCAAGAACGCCGCCCAGTACGACAGATGCCGGTGTGAACACCATGAGTATCTTCCGCACTGTCCATCCGCTTTTCCATGCCCACCGCACAGAAAGCATACACACCGGAATGCTTAGGCAAGCCATAAGTACAGTGGCTGCAAGCCAATAAAACAAAAACATAAAATTATTTCAGTTCCTCCACATAGCACCAGCTCTGGGGCGGACGCTGCACCTCGAAAGGCTGCATGCCAAACCGAGTTCTTTGCAACCCTGTAAATTCTTCCAACTTACGCGGATTGTCATAAATTTTCAAGTCGGAGATATGCCACGCCCAGCCGTGACACTTGTTCAAGTAGTGGACAATGCGGTCTCTGTCCATGCAAGCCATTTCTTCGACATCATCCGGGGCGCGACATATCGGTGCAAGCTCCCAAATCTTGTCGCAGACGAACTCGCCAATGACCGTACCATCTAACCGTTGCCAACCTTTTCCGGAGACCATTCGCAGCCAGCCCATCGTTGACCGTTCTTTTGTGCAGTAGATGTAACACTTGAACGGAGGTTCCATGACCTTGGGTTTCGTTTTGCGCACTTCTACAGTTTTTTCTTTCAGTACAATTTTGCTGCACCATACCGGTTTGATGCTCAACAATACGGCCTTATCCATTTTTATCCTCCCTAAGGTTGTCCATCAGGTGAAACATATCCAGTTGCGAGGTGTACGCGCTAAAGCGTTCCTCTTGCCGGTCGAAATACTCTTTGCAGATTTCAAACCCTACAAAGGGCAGCCCGGCATTGTAGGCTGCAATCCTGCTGCTACCGCTGCCGAGGTGTGTGTCAAGCACTTTCTGCCCCTGTTTGGCGTACCGCTGAAAAATCCAGTCGTACAGGGCAACAGGCTTTTGCGTCGGGTGGATTCTCTTCTCATTCAGGGCCTTGTTTCCCTGCATGATGTACCCCTCTGAAATGCTCTTTCCCTGTAGCATACCGTTCCACATAAACCGGAACAGACGCACGCTGTCAAACAGATCTGTTGCGGCAAGCTCACAATCCGAGAAACTTGTGCTCTGGTTGCATTTATCCCACACGATCCTACCGGGTGCAAACTCGTAGTCGAAATAATTGCAGCCCCAGACGATATAGTGAGCAGCTACCCGGCGCAGTTCGTCAAAATAAGCCTTGCCCGGAACCGCCCACGATTCCGTCACAGGGTAGTCACCACGATGAACGCCGATCTTGCTTGACTTGCAGCCATAATAACCGCGGCGCTCTGGGCCGGAAAAGTATGGAGGATCTACAACGGCGAGGTCAAAATACCCGTCCGGGATTTTTGCCATGCCCTCCATACAGTCCATGTTGTAGCAAACACTTATGTTTCCGTCCATGTCACGCTCACCTCATAGGAATATATCTGTTTTCGCATTGGACGTTGTTGCAAAAGCGCTCGGTGCCAATGACTTTCAAAGGTTTCCCGCAGAGCGGGCAAAACTTCGGCGTTCCGGGTGTCTGGTATGGGCTTTCTTCTCTCTGTCCGTAAGTGGTCAGCGTTAATATACACGCAAGAGAGTTTGGCTCAGCTGTAGAAGGGCACCGAAAACGCACCCTGCAAGAAACACAATCCATAAAATCACCCCACATTCTTTTGAATCCACCGGTAAACCCGTCGGCGAATGGATTCCGCATCCACATCAAAGCCCCGTTCGGTAAGCTCCACGGCAACGTCCTGCGGCTTTTTGCCCTCTACGCAGATCGCCGAGAGCATTGCCCGAAGCTCCGGGTCATCGCAGTCCTCCACCATGTGCACCCCGATGTTGTACAGCTTGTTCTGCATACGGTTGATATCCTTCAGCCGCCGGATCTCCGCAGCGCGCTGGTTGTAGGAAGAATCTGCGGTCCCGGTCACTGTCACATGACCGAGAACGCAGCTGTTGCCCTCGCCGTGAGAAGATTTGACCACATCCGAGGCAGCCTGCGGGCCATCTGCCTGCAAAATCTCCAGCCGCTCGATGCGCTGCCGACGCTTGGCAATGTCGTAGGGTATCGCATACAGACGGCGAAATTCGTGTGGTTTCATCCGGCAACCTCCCAAAATTTATTTTAGCTCAAAGTAATCTGTCAGAATATCCGTGATGCCGGAGTGGAAACCTATCCAGCCGCAGGTGAAAAAGCTGTTGTCCTGCAGAATGACGGAGTAGTCATCACAGGTCTGTCCGGCATCCTCTCTGGTGGTGTCTACCCGCTTCCACAGCGTAGCCCCGCCGGGCAGAGGCTGCTTGTAATACGCAAGCCGGAAACGCACATCTTCCCATTCCAGTTCCCACGCAGCATTTGCACCCAGCGTTTTCTCTGCCAGCTTGTGCAGCGTATTTCTGCCACGCGCCTGTTCGTTCGGCTGATTCTGGGTCTCTTTTGTGTCAAAATCAGCCGCCTTCGGTATCGTTTCCGAAATCCCGGTCGCAGATGGAGGAGTTACAGAAGAACCTTCCTCCGATCCTGCAGGGTCCGATTCGCAACGCCACCGGGACATCGCGCGGGTCGATACGTTTGCATCCTCCTCGTTCGCCGAGGTGGTCAATGTTTCCGCCGTGGCATTTGTCGCAGCATTCTCTGCCGTGGTCGCAGCAGCATCCGTACTCTGGACAGTAACACATTCTGGTTCTCCTTTCTGCTCCGGTTCTTCCGGTGCAGCACCCATAAAGCGCGCATAATCCTGTGCGCTGCGGTATGCTTCCATCAAGCCGATCTCTCCGACCTTCAACCGCTCCTTGATGACCTCATTCTCGCAGGAGGCAATCACATTTAGCCGAGCAGCAGCACCGGTGGACAAGCCCAGAATGCGGCAAACCTCGTCCCGCACCTTGCCTTCCAGCTGTCCGGCTGCTTTTTTCTTGGTCAGCGCATCTTTCAGCGCCTCGTACTGCGCCAGACGCTCACCGTCGGTCAGGTCGCGGGCGGTAGCGTTCGCCGTGATGAGCGCAATGCGGTCGTCCAGTTCGCCCCGGCTTTCCCGGATCAGGCAGGGGAGAGAATCAAACCGCGTGTCTCCAAGCGCTGACAAAATCCCGCACGCCGCCCAGCGCCGATGCCCACTGATCAGCATATAACGATCCGGCTCGCCTTCCACCGGAATAACTTCCAGCGGCTGCCGGAGACCGTGCTGCTGGATATCGTCCTTCAGGCCATCCATGTTGCCGATGGTGTAGATCTCGTCGTTATCCGGGTTCGGGATAATATTCCGGCTCGGAATCATCACCACCTGCATCTGCTGCCCCGCCGGGGTGACCGTCTGGCTCTGGGCGTTCATCAGGCTGTTCAACAATCCAGTGCTCATTGTTTTACCTCCTTCGGCGGCAGCGGCATCCAGCCCACAACAGGCCGGTCTATCCAGTTATTGTAAATCTCTTCTGGATTGAAGTGGCGGTATTCCCACCAACCTTTCGGGATTTTGTAGTCGTCCCGCTCTTCGTCGTATGTTCCCCAATCGGGAAGGTCTTCCCAATACCATTTGCTATCTTGTAAAAAAATGCTCCCATCTTCATAGTGCGCTGTCGTAATCCCGTATCCGTCAATATCGTTGCGGTACAAAACCAGCACTTCGGTTTCCACTTTCGGCGGGTCGGTTTCAGGGTTGCGCCACTCTGGATAAAATTCGTCTGGAACATAATACACGAGCTTTTCAAGCTCTCTTTTCGCCGCTTCCAATGCGCAGAGAACGTCTGTGCCTTTGAATGACTCGTTTAGTACCCTAAGCATTTTAAATTTAAGGTTGTTTACAATGTCAATCGCTGATTTTCGGTCAATTAGTTCTTTCGGCCACATGTTACTCACCCTCCACGCATTTTTTGACCAGCTGTGCCAGTGCCTTATACTGGGCGCTGGTCTTGATATTCCGACAGACCTTGTGCACCGGCAGGTGCCGCGCCTTGGCTTCCTTGACCTTCACGCTGTAGTCGATGCGCAAAATGCTGTTGTCTGGGTTGCGGAAGGCGGGCAAGTCCATGTTGGCTATCTCGTTGATGGTGTCCACACTGTACCTGCCACGGGTGTACTTGGTTGCCAGCACGCCCATCACTTCCAGCTGCGGGTTGTAGTTCTCCCGGATGGCATCCACCTGCTCGCGGATCTCGTTCATGCCGTCCATCGCCCACTCGTCGCAGTCCACCGGGATAATCACCCAGTCTGCGGCAGCCAGCGCATTGACGGTAGCCATGTCGATGTCAGGCGGGCAGTCGATAATGCAGTAGTCGTAGTCGTTGTGGATGGTGTCCAGCGCCTTGCGCAGCCTGTCCCATTGCGGGCGCATCACATCCAGCATGACGTTTTTGTTGGCAAGCAGCATATTCATGTTGCTGGGTGCCAGATCAACGTGCTCAAAATCCGTCTGCATGATCACATCCTGCATTTTGGCGTTCAGGGTGAGCACATCGCCCATGGTTTTGTGGCCGTAGGCAAAGCGGTTGAAAAACTTTGTGGTATTGCCCTGCTTGTCCAAATCCATCACCAGCACCCGCCGGGACCAGATCTCTGCCAGCAGGCAGGCGAGGTTGCAGGCGGTAACGGATTTCCCCACGCCGCCCTTCAGGTTGATGATTGCGATTTTTGCCATTGTTCTCATGACGATTTCCCCATTCTCAGATTCTTGCGGCTTTTGCGGCCTGCTGCTGGATGCTGTCCCAGCTTTTGGCAAACCACGCAAGCCATGTTGTGCATTTCTTGTAATAGCTCGAGGCACAGCACCGTTCCAGTGGGCAGTTCCGGCAAGGGCTGCTCTTTGGGAGAGGGTAGCGCTCCTCGTTCCAGATTTCATCAATCACTTCCCGCACCCGCTTTCTGCTGGCGTATCAGCGGGCGGCGCAGCGGCGCGGTGCGCATCCAGTCTCCGGCAGCTGCAATTTCGTCCGGGCTGCGTTCCACCCGCAGGCTGTTCGGCTTTGCCCGCTGTCCGGCAGCGTGTCCCCAGCTCTTCGGGTGATCCAGCACGCTCCATCCCGCTTCTATGCTCTGCCGGATGGATGCGATCATGTAATCCGTGCGCCGGGCTGTCTTAGCTTCATCTGCCAGCTGGGTCAACTTATCGCACACGGCCTGCGCCGCCTGTGCATCCCACACCTTGCCCCGCCGGGCTGCCCGGTATGCGTCAAAGCGTTTCAGCTGCTCCATCAGACGGGGTTGCTCCTGCTCCGGCACAGCACCGCTGCACCACGCCGCAAACACATCCAGCGGAGTGCGGGTTTCGCCCCCATCGCTTCGCGCACGCGAAGGAGTATATTTCTTACTAGTATTCTCTATTTCTTTCTTGTGGGAAAATTTTTCCCGGGTCTGAAGGAAAATTTTTCCCGGGTCTAAAGGAAAATTTTTCACCGGGGAAAATTTTTCACCAGGGAAATTTTTTCCCGGGTCTGCGTCCTTCCGAAGCACCAGCGTTTCAATGCCTGGCACGGTCTGGTATGCATTGCATTCAACGTTTCCGACCATTACTTTTTTCATGGTCAGAATCCCCCTTTTAGTGAAATCGTTCAGGTAGTTTTTGGCCGACTTCTGGGAGATGTGAAGTCGTGCAGCTATGTAGGACGAGCCGCCCCTGTACCAGCTTTCGCCATCCTGACAGAATCCATAAACAATGCCGAGGGCGTTTGCTTCTGCTACATTGAGGTCAAAATTGTCATACATCCAGTCCATGACCATGACGTAATTGCATCGTTTGCTTACACCTTTCACGCCTTACCCCCCTAAAACGGCAGATCGTCGTTATCATCTATCACGGCAAAGTCATCCATGCTGCCCTGCGTGTAGGCGGGCTGTGGGGCATTCTGCGCGGCTTTTGCCTGCTGCACATGGCTTGTAGTCTGCTGCTCGTAGGTGGGTACGCTCTGACCGTCCTGACGCTTTGCACCGGCAAAGCTGATATTGTTTGCCACGACCTCCACCGCGGTGCGCTTGCTGCCCTGCTTGTCCTGATACTGCCGGGTCTGCAAGCTGCCCTCAATGGCGATCAGACTGCCCTTCTGGAAGTATTTGGACACAAAATCAGCCTGCTGCCGCCATGCCACAATATCAATAAAATCCGCCTGCCGTTCCTGACCCTGCTGCACATAGCTGCGGTCGCACGCAATGCGGAAGCTGCACACGCTATGCCCCGCTTGGGTGGTGCGCAGCTCTGGATCAGCGACAAGCCTGCCCATGATCGCTACAACGTTGAGCATTTCAAATAATCCTTTCCGACCACCGCCATCCACTGGCGGTGACCATACACATCCTCAAAACTGCGCTGTGCCTGCTTTTTCAGATACAGACGCAGCTTGTGGTCAAAGTGGGCGCTGTAGCCCGGCTCATTGTGGTGCCGGTGGCAAAGATAGACTTTCAGGCCGTACTGCTCAGCCACCGGGCGCAGCGGGCCGTTGAGCACATGGTGCTCCTCCAAGTCCTTAACGGTCACAACGCCGTACTTCATCCGGCAGACGTAACACTCCCGCCGGGTCTGCATGATGGATTCAGACAAGTGACACACCATCCTTTTGCGTGCTCTCATAAGCCTCGCGGTAAGAGTGCACATTCCCAAACTGATACTTCTGACCGTTGAAAAATTTAATGGCGTAGCTATCAATAAAGCCAATCCGCTGGGCGGCGTTGATGCACTCTGCCAAGTCCCGTGCGGTGTTCCGGTCGGTTCCGTGAGCCATCAGCAATTTTTTAAACCGTTTCTGCTTCATTTCCTTGGCACCTCCTGCCACTCTTGCCAGTAGGCGGTAACATTGGGGTCATTGACGCCCATTTCCGCCAGCCGATCAAATATGCCGTCGATAAGCTGTCCCATCTGCTGCGTGTTGAACGTGCTGGAGCCTTGGCTGCACTTGACGGTGCAGCGGTTGCCATTCAGCAGCTCCACAACGTGCACCAGCCGGTAAGACTTGCGCAAGATGGGCACGGCCCCCACCGGCACTTCCAAGTAGTCGAACGCCGCACCGTACTGCTCCAGCATTTCGGTGTAGCAGTCCTCCGGGGTCACACCGCCGGTGCGTCCGCCGTTGTAGTGGTCTGCCATGATGGTAAGCAGTGCCCACATCATGCGGTTCTGGGGCAGGGTGCGGCTTTTGCGTTCCAGGTCTACCGACAAAATCAGATGCAGCGGCTTGCCGTGCGCCAGCTCGTCCAGCTTCTGCCGGATCTGTGTTTCCACAAATTCCGCAGAGTTTTCCACGACAACCCGCCGGGCGACCGGGTCATATACTACCGGCAGCTTACCGATCACGCCTCTGGCCATAAGACCTTCTTACCCTCGCCGGTGATGAACTGCACCATGGTGATGCTGCCGGCGTCATCGTAGGCGAAGCGGTCGACATTCAGGCTGGTCTGCAGCCGACAAACGCCCTTGTCATCCTTGACGATGGGCACCTGCGTGCTCTTGAGCACAATATCGTCCAGCTCCATCACGTCCCTGCCGACACCCCAGAAGGCGGCAGCAGAGACAAAGCTGGTGATCTCCCGCATCAGAGCGGGGTCACGGCAGGGGAGAGAAAGACCGCCCGCGTCCTTGTAGACGAACTCCCGCTCCTGCGGGCTGTATACGCCCACCTGACACCACAGCCGCCCATCAGCAAAATAGCGCCGCATGGTCCACCCGGCAGAGCCAAAGGTTTTATCCAGCATATCACGCACGGCATTTGCGCCGGGGAGCAGCTTCAGCTTGATTGCATCCTCGCTGATGGCTTTAATCAGCACAGAGACCGCCTGCGGGGCTGTCTGCGGGGCTTTTGGCACTTCAACGGGGAATTTGACGTCTGGGACGCAAACAGCCGCAGAAGCGCTTTTCTGCGGCCTGCCGCGCCCGGAAGCTTTTGGCGTTGCCAACCTTACCACCTCCATCAGTAGGGGCTGGAGGTGGCGATCTGCGCCGCCTCTGCCAGTGAATACTTGTCAATCATAACGCGCATCTCCGTAACCACCTGCTGGATGGTATCCGGCGGCAGCTCTGCCATGCGCATAGCGGCGATGGCGTAGCCGGTGGCGGTCTCCTCGTAGGTGGGGGACTTAGGCATCGGGCTCATCAGTGCTTGCAACCGCATCCAAATCCTCCTCTGCTTCCAGCGCTGCGTCATTGTACGGGCATCCGCGCACCTGACTTTCCAAAATGCTGCGGCAGAAGGTGCACGCATCCCGGGAGTCCTGCACGTTGAGCGGCTCTTCAAAGTCCCGCAGCACCTTTATCATGGCTTCACCGGCCCTCTTGGCCCGCGCGCTGTACTGGCGGCGGAAATGCCCGCTTTTACGTTCATAGCTCATAATACATACCTCCAAAGTTTTATTCTGCGCATTGCGCTGGCAGCGGCTTTTGTTTATCCACCTGCCGCCATTGGTGCAAAACCGGAAAGCTAGCTCTGAAGCCCTTCCTGCATTGCCGTTTCCAGAAGATACCGGAGATCTTCAAGAATGTCCGTGTAGATCTTTTTCTCCCGGGCGGAAATGCACTCATCGTCCTGTAAGCACTGATACCTGCCTATCAGATAGCAGATCCGCTCGCGGGTACGCATTCCATTCTTGCTTACCATTTTGCGCCACCTCCAAAAAGTTTTAATGTTCTTCCAGCCCCTCCAGCTCAGACATAACACCGAGGATGCTCTGGATCTGTGCGGCAGCCTTGCGCCCATCCAGCACCATGTACTCTGCGTTTTCCCGCTGGTAGTCCTCGCTTGCATCCAGATAGTGTTCAAAAGCGTTCATGCTGTCGTTGCAGATGCTCATGGCTGCCAGCATCAGATACCGGCTTGCGGTGGCGATCTCGCGGGTCGGTGCGCCGCGATCCACGCTGTCCTTCACCACCTGCGCCGCCTTTTCCGGGTCGATCAGCTTACCCGCCGGGGCAAAATTACGATCAACGCCTTTTGGCAAGTCAGGCATTAAAGTCAAACCCGGTGAGCCATTGGCGTCTATAGTGCAAACAAACGGCGTTCCCAATTTTTCCATAACGTTTCCTCCTCAGTAAGTACCAAATTCCTGATCCAGCAGGGTGTCCAGCCGAATGGTGTTGCCGCGACCGGAACCTTCCCGACCGGCCATGTTCGACCAGCCTTCCGGGTAGCGCTTGCGCACATACCGCGCCGGGATGCCCATGCACACGGAAACCTGTTCGATGGTCAGCCGGATGCAGCCATATCGGCCAAATATAGCAGCGTAGCTCTCATGCCACGCTGCGGGTCTATTAGATTTCGTCGCCACGTTCCTTCAACTCCTTCTGTCTGCGCTGCCATTCCTTGAATTTGCCGTAGCTTAAACCCATAGCTGCGGCGGCAGCATTGTCATCCACGATCCTGTCGTGGTTGGTTTTTGGTTTTTCTTTGGGTTTTACAATGCCGGGCTGCGTGCCGGTGTCCACGCTGGACTTCCCGTATCTGCGCTTTTTACAAGCATCGCAAAACATTTTGCCGGGATCCACGCCGTACATCATCGTGCCGCACTCTTTGCAGAGCTTGTCCACCTTGCGGTGCTCGCCGCGAGGGAACTTCTCCTTCGGTGCAGGCTTTGGCGGCGGCGCGGGCTTTTTGACCTTCGGTTTTGCTGCCCGAACCCGCCGGGCGCGTTCTCTTGCTAGTTCCAGATGTACCTTCTCGCCGCAAGCAAGGCAGTACCTGCGGTTCGGAGAAGACCCCGCCGGGAGCGCCTTGCCGCAAACGCTGCAATACCGCACAACCGGAGGCTTTTCGCAGTAAGTGCCCTTGCGCCGCATATTGCAAACGCGGTTGGTCTCTTTTCTTTTGAGCTTGCGGCACGCATCACAAAATCTTCTGTTGCTCCCGGCGCTTTCCGGCAGCACCGCGCCGCATAATGCGCAGCGGTGGATAGCATCACTCATGGTTCCGCACCCTCTCATAGATCCGCTTCCGTGCCGCACGCCGCCGGGCGTTCTCGGCACGCATATACTCGTCCCAGCGGCACAGCAGGTAAGGGGCAAGCACCAGCGCCGGCGCGATGATCATCACCATCAGCCACATCTCGGTGCAGGCTGCATGGTAGGGGTCGCGGCCAAGGGCGACCATCAAATCAGCCAAAATAAACGCACATTTCATACCATCAAACCTCCTATGCGCCATGCCAGCGCCATAATTAAGCTAAAATACGCCAGCCAGAACCCCAGCATTTTGCGGGGCGGCTTTGTGGTGCAGATAAACAAAAACGCCGTCAGACAGCAGCCTGCCATAAAGCACATCAGACCAACCAAGAACATCTGCGTCACCTCATTCCCAAAGCAGTCTCAATCAGCTCTCGGGGCGTTTCGTTGGGGTAATGACCAGACATATACTTGTCCACAACGCCTTTCGACAAGCCCGCGTGCAAGGCTAATTCACGATTGCCCCAGCCAAGCATCATTTTGCGTTTGGCTACTTCGGCTTTCCATTCAATGGTCGGCAAGTTTTCCACCTCCATGGTTGAAAATCATTTCAAAATATCGCTATAAAAACATTGCCAAGCCATACAAGATGGTGTAAAATGATATTGCGGTTATCATTTTTACTCTTGGCAATATTTTTGGGTTTAGGGCAGAAAGCAGATCGGAAGGTACGCGCGACCCTCTGCTTCTTGCACCCGGTGCCCGCGCATAGGCACCTGATCAACAGGACAGTGTGGGGGAAGAACCCCAGCTGCGTGGCAGCCCTGTGAAGTACCGGCGGCGATCGGAGAGTATGGGGACTTCTGGTCAGCCGCTCGGTATGGTTATATTATAATCCAACTGCATCCAACTGTAAAGACGATATTTGCATACAGTTGGATTTTCAGCAAAATTAACAAAAAGGAGGTGACAATTTTGTTCTGGGAAAATTTCGTACGAGAGTGTGAGAAAACCGAAAAGTATCCATCGTATGTGGCGGAAGAACTTGGATTTAATAAGTCTGCGATCACCAGTTGGAAAAACGGTTCACTTCCTAGGGTGGCAAGCCGCAAAAAAATCGCGGACTACTTTGGCATTACCGTTGAAGAGCTTATGGGCACAAAAAAAGAGCCCACCGGGATGGACGGGCTCCAATGGGAATGGGCTGATGTAGAAGCAGCCTATAAAAATGCAACGCCGGAAGCGCGTGCAGCCGCAAAAGCCGCCGCGCTGGCTGTGCTGGAAAACGGAAAAGCGAAGGAAGAGTGACCGCAATGGATTTTGAGCAGCTGGTGCTATCCACCGACGAGCTGAACACGCTGTGCGTGATAGCACAAGGACCGGTGGATTGTACCTCCGAATGGACAGAAAGAGTAAAAACGCTGTACGAGAAAAAGCTTGTAAAGCCTGTAGTTGATTCAGCTAAAATGCAGATACCCGGGCATGTGTATCAAATCACCATGGACGGAGAACTGTATTTGCGCTATATCGACCGACGTAAAAGCGAGATGCACTTTGCAAATACAATGTCAGTCCTCGCCTTTATCGTCTCCTTCATCGCTCTGATCGTCTCCATTGTACGATAGTGGCTTGTAAATGGTCTTAGCAATACACCATTCATACGATTCTGCAAGAGCCGTGTGCAAAGCTGCCGGAACCTGCATGGCGACATCGTTGGAAATTTTCATTTCCACCATGGTCTGAAGAAGTTTATTCACAACTTCTTCAACTTGGGGGTCAGAATCGGAGATGTTAAACTCTATTTGGTATTTACCAAAGCCTTCTGCTCCTACAAGGCACCTCGGTACATACGGTTTGGGAGCCGGGGGATTCTTTTTCTTGAAAAAGTCAAACATAAAAATCTCCTTTCTTGTGCGGTGGCTGATTCAGGACGCCTGTGCAGCATCTTCGGTTTCGGAATGCTCCAGCAAAACGCCCATTACAATGCCCCACAGTGCGGGATGCTCTTTCAGGTAGGCAAGAAATTCAGCGTCATGCATAAGTAACACTCCTTTTTGTTGTATTTTGTGATTCTATGTTACAACTGTTGTCGTTAAAAATCAAGAGAAAAGAGGAATTTCAAATGAAAATTGCGGAAAAATGCAAAGTTATTGTGGCGGGCGCAATGGTGGCTGCACTGATGGCAGGTACTGCATTGCCCGCACTTGCGGCCAGCCCCGCCGGGGACGTTCCTTTTGCAGTGCTCGCGCAGCAGAATGACGTAAACGATGACAAGGTGCAGGCAATCAAAGACGCACTGGCAAACATTGATGTATCATACGAGGATGGCATCTGGCTTTTTGAATCCGCTTACGAAGATTACGAAATAGGCAATAACAAAAGCTACATGATGCCGTATGTGTATTCAAACGGTGAAACTGTCCGGTTTGGTATGAGCTTTACATCTCAGGATACCGAGGGCTATTTTTACTGGAACGATGTAGACGTTCTGATTGGCGAATACAATAATTATACCAGTCAGACGAACTACAATTTTAAGAAAGTCTCGCGCAGGTACTATTCCGATGACCAGATTTTTTTAGAAGAGGTATCCTTTGGCGGGAACGACGAGGATATGGACTGCCTGAGCCGCATTCTGAACGCCGACACTGCATATTTGCGTTTCAACGGCGCAAAGGTCAACGGAAGACAAAGAATACAGACTACAATCATCGACAACGAAAGCCGACAAGGCATGACGGATATTATCAACCTGTACAATCTGCTGCAAAGCGCTACTGTTGAAGAACGTGTAGCCGCTTTCGGTACTTGATCAAAAGCATTAGGAGGAAAAAACTGTGCGTTTAAAGAAAAAGCATATTGCGGCAATTGCATTGAGCGTGGCTATTTGCGTAGGTGCTACCGGTTGTAAATCGGAAGAAGTCAAGAATACGGAAAAGCTTATTAAAGAAATCGACAGCACCATCACATTAAGCAGTGAAAGCGCTATTGAACAGGCAGAAGCGGCCTACAACGCTTTGGGCGAAGAGCAAAAGGAAGTAAGCAACGCGCAGCAGCTTACAGATGCTCGCGCCGCATACGATGAGTTATATCAAAACGAGGTTGCTCCTGTTGAACAGGCAATAGCTTCTATTCCTGACGAAAGTGCCCTTCTGACGGACGATAACGCAGAAAAGCTTGTGGAAGCCGCACGCCTGTCTTACATCCGCGCAAGCGAAGAAGCACAAGGCCTTGTTTCCAATTATTCTGTTCTTGAGAATGCTGAAAAAATTCTTGAAGATGCCAGAGTCCAAAACGCTATTGATGCAATCAACCAGATCGGTGACGTAACGCTGGAAAGTGCAGAAATGATCGAAGCTGCCGATGCCGCATATAACAACGTGGAATCCACAAGACGGTCGGACGTAACAAATTATAATACGCTTCTGGATGCTCGCTCAGCGTATTCTACTTTGCAGCAGGAAGCCAAGGAACAGGCCAGGCAGGAAGCTCTTTCTCGTTTAAAAAAGGAAACTGATACAGTTGAAAACAGAACTTGGTATTATCCTTCCAGTTATCCGAAGTATATCAACTCCAGAAGCTTTGCTCTTCCGTATCTTGGAGAAGTCAATGGACAATTATATATGCGTCTAAAATTCGACTATGTTGGAGATGATTGGGTCTTTTTCGATCAAGTCATTATCAATATTGACGGTAACGTTGTTGATACCATCGATTTTGGTTATACAGATGTTGAAAGAGATTCAGTATTGTACGGGCATCTTTATGAATGCGCAGATATTGCTCCCACAGATAGGCAAATTGAGATTTTAAGAAAAATCGCTAATTCTCAAAAGACTGTGATTCGCTTTAAAGGAAATTATGCGTATGATCTTACTGTTTCCGAAAAAGACAAACAAGGCATAAAAGACATTTTGGCTGTATATGACTCTGCGAATTTATAAAACAAAGGTGTCCACTGTGGACACCTTGAACGCCCGACAAAATTAACTTTGAAGTTAACGCTCCTGATCACACGGACAAGGGGAGACTGCCGGCGCTGCAACGATGCGCCCGTTGACATTCCGGTACCGCGCCCCGGGGTCGTGACCGGCGTCGTGATCCTTAACGGCGGCTTTCAGGATCTGGAAGGCTGCATCATAGGCAGACCCATCAGACCCGGCCTGCGAAAGGTGATAGACAAGCTTGCGCACGTTGTCCTGTGCGTAGGCGCGGAGCATGGTTTCCTTGGTGTTGGTCATAGCTTAGCCCTCCCACGGTTTGCGGCTTCCATCAGCGTTCTGCGGTTTGGATGCCGGCATACCGTCAATGATTACCATATCTTCCGGGATTTCGTTCAGAACCTTGATGTTATCCATTATTTTTGCACTCCTTCTGGATTTTTTTGACAATTATGTTATAACACGGAAAAAGAAACAGATACGACATCAAATTTTGGAAGTATTTGGTAAACCAAAAAAGACGGAAAATCGGTCGAATTTTGTGAAATTGTCGAAAAAAGGGGGATGTTTGGGAATGGATGATTGGGTATTGCGCGTTGCGGAAACACTGGAAAAAGCAAGGGCAGAGGCCGGAATCAGCCAAGCTACACTTGCGAAACGAATGGGTGTAAGCCGACAAAGCATAATTAAGTGGGAGCAGGGAATCAACGCGATCTCCTTTCCCATGATGATGCAGTGGTTCGTGGGCTGTAGGGTTTCAATGGAGCGGTATCTGGATTCCTGCATCCACCCGGGGCTGCTGGAACGGCTTGAAGATGACCCCACCGACAAAGAAAAACGCCGTATGCTGCACGAAGCCATAGAAGAATGCAGCGCCTACGAGGTAGATGCGCTTTTGTACATCCGCTACGGCGCGCACGGATCGGATCACCTGAGCGTGCTTACCGAGATGGTGGCAAACCTTCACACGCCGCTGCGGGACAGGGTGGCTGTTGTCAATACGATTTTGAGCCACTATGAAATTACCATGGCGACAAAAACGGATGTGAATCCCGAAGGGCTGCAGCCGAACATTGAAATGCTGTGTCAGGCACGCGACTGCGGAATGGCTGCAGCAAAAGACATGGAAGATGTCTACTCCATAAACAAGGAGGCGATAGAGGATGCCAAGAAAAAGAACGAAACGCGCTGATGGGCGGTATGAGATCAAGCGGAAAATGCCGGACGGAAAGTATAAGCACTTCTTAGGTGCTACGGTTGCCGAAGCGACCGCAAAGTATGAAGAAGCCTACCGGCAGGCAACACTGGAAGAAAGCAAAAATAACGGCGGTGCCACTTTCCGAGAAATGGCAATCGCGTACAAAAATTACATTACAGGCTCGACAAATCCGGTAAAACGTGGTACAATAAACGCCTACGTCAAGAATATCCCTCCGCTTCTGGAATGCTTTGGCGACACGCCGATGGCCGACATCGACACGCAGGCAGTCTGCGGATATATGGAGCGCATGAAGATGGACGGCAAGGCGCTGCATACTATCACCAATGCAAAAAGCGTGCTATCCTGTATCTTTACCTTCTGGTGCGCCAACTATCACGGTACCAGCAATCCGGTTCTTCTGGCAAAACCACCCGCCGGGATGAAAAAGGGCAAGCGATTAGAGCCGACAAAAGAGCAGCGGGATATTATTGACGCGCATCCAGAGGGGTGCGGTTTCTGGGCGCAGCTATTCGAGTACACCGGGCTTCGTCTCGGTGAGGCAAACGGGTTGCAATGGAAAGACGTGGACTTTGAGCAAAATGTGATCCATGTGCGTTCTGCAATGCCGTGGGACCGTAACCGAGCCTATGAGGAAACGCCAAAGTCAGAGAAGGGATACAGAGATGTGCCAATCCTGACGACCTTTCGCCCGATGCTGCTGGAGCAGAAAGCCGGTCACGCAGACACGGACTATGTAATGTCCGGCGAAGCGAAGCCGCTGTCTCAGTCGCAGTATGAGTGGCGCTGGGCGATCTACTGTCGGGGTCTCGGCCTGAGTGTGAAGCAGGAGAAGCGCGCCCGGATCAAAGGCAAACCGGGCAAGTATAGGGTGTACTACAAGTGGAAAGCGCTTGTAACGGCGCACCAGTTCCGGCATTTTTACGCGACAAACCTTTTTTACGCCGGTATCCCGGACATGGTGGCTCAGAAGCTTATGGGTCACGCAGACATTTCAACGACCCGAAAGATATACCAGCAGCTGCGCGATGAAGAGGACAAACAGTACATCGCAAAGCTGGATGCGTATGTCAAAAGTAAGAAATAGGTCTGCAAAAAGTCTGCAAAGCTAAGAAAAAACACGACTTGACGCGATATAAAGGGGGTTCGAGTCCCCTCCCTCGCACCAGATGAAAACCCGCATGAATGCTGGAAAATCCAGTGTTCATGCGGGTTTTCTGTTTTTGTGCATTTGCGGATAGTAACGGATACTGCGCAATATTAACGCTTACCAGCGCTCCCAAAGTCTGCAAAAAGTCGGCAGACTTTAGCTGTGATCTACAATGTAAGACCAGTACTCGACCAGCTTTCCGTCTACAGCATCTTTGTCCTGCAGGAATGCCGCTGCCATATCCGCGTAAAAATTAGGGTTGTCCACGCTGTACATTTTGACAACCTTTCCGTAATCGCTGTACATCATGTTCATGGCAGCCCAAAAGTCGTTTTTGTCACAGGTGATATTGCGCTGTTTGGCAACGTCCTGCGTCTGCTCCAGCGTCCAGTGACAGCCTTTCGTGCCGTCAGCATTCACCATGCTGTCGCACCATTCTTCCGCTTCATCGTGGGTGAGGTGCTGTCGTGGCATCTTGATGGAGCGGCTGTCCGCACCGCCATGCTCATACTGCCCAGACCGCTTATCCCAGTCTCCGTTCTGCGAAAAGCCAATCTGCGGCATCTTGCGCCCATACTCTACGTCAGGGTAGCGGGGGATAGGGTAGGGGTCGATGTAGCGGTTTTCCTCCTGCGGATAGTAAGAATAACGGTCGTTGCCGTCTTCCAACTTACGCAGACGGCGTTCCAGCTCACGCTCCCTGCGATCGCGCTCTTCCTCAAGGCGGTCACGTTCCGGCTCACGGTCTTTGTCGTGGTCGCGGAGCATCATCATGCGGCGAAAATTAGTCTTGCCCATAATCTATACCTCCTCAAGAAATGGACGCAGGCGCACCGGCGTGGGAGCGGCAGAAGCAGCCAAGATACTTGAACGTGCCTGTGCCGGTTGCAGACGTTGCCACACGGGTAGCGTAGCGGGTGCGGGTGTGAATGCTCTCAGCAGTCGCCTGAGCGCAGTTGCAGTCGGTCAGAGGGTATGCGGTCGTGCCTGCACCTATGGTAATGACCACAGGGGCGTTGATGGTGGTTGTGTCCGGCAAGCTCTGAGCAACAACGATGCAATACTTCTCTCCGTTCTGGTATGCGCCAGCAGGGATGTTGATAGTCAGTGTGTCGTTGGCGAACGTGACCGCATCCGAGATGACGAGGTGCGGGCACAGCCGACAGCTTGTTTTGCAAGCCATAGTGTTTTCCTCCTAAAAAATCAGGGGCAGAGGTGTATTACCCCTGCCCCGATGGTTCACCCGGTGTTATCGGGGAGTGTGTAGGTTAGCAGCAGCCGCAGCAGTTCACGCCCACGTTGGGGTTTGCCACCTGATAAGCGGGAATCGGACGAGGATTGACCCGGTTCAGGATGGTATCGGTCTGCTGGGACATCACAGTGGTCAGAAGCGCATTCTGACGATCCTGAGAAGCGGCGAACTTCAGGCTCTGGTTCTCAGCGGTCAGAGTGGCAATCTTATCCTGCGTGAAGTAGTCCATCATGCTGCGGAAGTTGGCGTTGCAGTTGTCCACGATGGCGCGGGCGTTGTCTGCGATGGCCTGCCGGGTAGCGCAGTCCTGCTGTGCAATGGTGTACTTCAGGTCGCCGATGAGCTGCTTGTTCTCGCAGCAGCAAGACGCAAGCTGCGTCTGGATAGCGGTCTGACCCGCCTGACGTGCGTTGCCCTCCTGCATGATGGCAAGGCTGATGGCGTTGTCGCCGTTAGACACGCTGCGTTCCAGACCGTTCACCAGCTGTGCGTTCTGGTAGCCAAGCTGACAGATGGCGCTGTTCACGCCTGCAAAGCCGTTCGCGATGTTGGTGTTGATGCCGTTGATCTGCGCCAGCTGGTCATAGCCCAGAGAGCAGATACCGCTCTGGATGCCCGCCAGAGAGCGGGAGGTGTCCTGCTGGTAGAAGCCCTCAGACAGAGCCGCACGAGTATCTGCGCCGCCCTGACCGGTTGCACCGGTGCCCACCAGATAGGGGATATAGCTGTTCATACCGTTGTCACCACCGTTCCGACCGTAGCCGTTTGTGCCCCAGCCGAAGATGATGGCGAGGATGATAACCGCCCACAGACCTTCGTTGCCGAAGAATCCGCCGCCGTTATTGCCGCCGTCCTGCCCAGCCAGATAGCCAGTTGCAAAATCGTCCATAACAAAACTCCTTTCAGTTTTGCGTTATGCTATCCCACCGCCGTGTGCGATGGGCGAAGCCAAATAAAAGCGGTTTTTGTCAAGTCCGCAAAACTGAGAAGCGTTTCGCTTAGAGGGATGCTTTATCGAGGAAGCGTCAAATTCAGTACGCTTGCAAGCTGGTTCAGGTCGATGCCCCGCTCTTTGGCGAGGTTCTGCGCCATCGTCCTAAGCTGTGCTTCGTTTTTGCCCTGAATCAGGTTCAAGCCCTGCATGATAGGAGCATTCTGCCCGCTTAACTGCTGGATAAGCCCCATCGGGTTCTGCCCGGCGCGAGCCAGATTTGCAAGCTGCATGATAGGGCTGTGAGTAATCACATCAAACGGAGAGGACATTGTTATTCTCCTTTCTTCGCTGTGGCAGCGGGCTTAGAAAAACTCTTCTGCCACTTTTCCAGCTCATCCAGACGGTGGACGAGGGCGTTATACTCTTCAACAGGCACATACTGCTGTGTCGGTGCAGCGTTCTGCTGCGCCTGTTGTGCTTGCATCTGCCGCCACGCTTCCGGGCTGTAAAACTCCTGCACATAAGATTCACAGGTGTCTGGGTTGAGCCGCTTGCAGTAGATCACGCCGCTCCGCAGGTCGGGGCAGTAGGTCGGTCTGCCGTATAGGTCGGACGGTATCGCCAAAAACTCTTCCCTGCTGGAAACGGGTCTGCCGAGCAGCCAGCCGCCATCTTGTGCCGACTGCTGAACAGGCTGTTGCCCATTCATCGGCTGCGGACGCTGCTGCTGCATCTGCTGTACTTGCGTGTTTGGCGGGGGAGTGGCAAGGCCTACCGTGCCCATGCCGCCGTAAGGATTGACAGGCTGCTGCGGAACGTAGGGCACTCCGGGTGTCGGGTAATAGCTCATAGTTCATCCCTCCTATTGCACCCAGTGTACCGTACCGGAAGAAAACGAGAGACAACGAAGGTACAACGAAGGGCAAAAAAGAAAAGCGCCCACACGGCACAGGACCGTATGGGCACTCAAGCATTTGCACGCAACGCGTATAAAATTTTCAAAAAAGCCTTGACAATTACACGCAATGCGTGTATAATAAAAACAGTGAAAGACACCACACAAACAATATGGAGGTAACTAAAATGAAACTCACCAAAAACATGATTGAGAAGATTTGGAACGCCCGCGACGTGATTTGTGGTATGGACGGTTGGGTTGTAGGTAAGCAGTACGCATACAAGGCTTCCAAGTGGGACGAATCCAGTAAAAAAATGCTGGTAGCAAAGTACCAGTATGGCGAGTTGGTTGAAACCGCTTGGTTTAACGCATAAAAAATAAAATCCCCTATGCTACCACACGAAAGAAAGGAAGTCAACCATGTATACCACTGCTGAACTTTTTAATGCTGCCGCCGACCCAGCAACCTCCCGCGAGGTCTTCATCAACAGCGTCACCCTCAGCATCCCGGACGATGCCGACGGGTGCG